CCACCGGCGCCGTATGCTCCAGAACCCCCAACTGAACCACCACCGTTATTTCCACCATAAGCAGTAAAACCCGCAGAAGATGGGGCAGTCCCGGCCCCGCCACCGCCGCCCCTTGATCCACCACCACCATTAGCGCCAGCGGCCCCCGCTAGTGCTGGGGTATTGCTACCAATACCGCCGCCGCCACCTGTTGCGGCAACGCTACCGAAAGAGGATGATGTCCCTTGAGAAGCCGCAGTGTTTGTAGTTATCACGCCAGCGGCCCCAGCGCCGATTGTTATCGTTGTGGAACCAACCGTTAAATCGTGGGAAGTTTTATATAAGACACCGCCACCACCTCCAGCACCGGCAATCGTGTTTGTGCCGCCACCACCGCCGCCTCCGCCGCCGACAATCATTAAATCTACACCCGACTCACCGGAAGTAACCTCAAATGTTCCGCTTGAAGTGAATGTATGGACTTTATAACTTCCATCAGTGGTTACTGTTCCGCCTGTGGCGATAAATATCTGACTCATCGCCTTCCAAAGAGTCCCCGTGTAATTCTTCATTGACTGATTTGCACTGTCGTACCAAATATCACCCGCCACTGGAGTTGGTGATGTTGGCGCAGTGGCAGAACTGGTGTAGTAAGGGACGTTAGCCAGTTTGCTCTGAGCGATTGCGGCTGAAGCATTAACGTTAGAGTTTGTTATGTCCAGTGATAACTTGCTCTGAGCGATTGCCGCTGATGCGTTGACATCTGCGTTCACTATGTCGAGGGATGCGAGTTTGGTTTTGGCTATCGCCGCTGAAGCATCAATCTTGGCGTTGGTAATTACGCCGTCTGCGATGGTGTCTGCCGTGACAGAGTTTTGCGCGGGAGTAATCGTCGTGCCGATGTCGTTGATGCCGATAACTTCGAGTTTGTCGGTCGAGATAAGGGCCGATGTCAGGGTCAGGGTTGTGCCGGATACGCTGTAGGCGTCCTCGTGTTGTTTGACGCCGTTGATCGTGACGATCAGGGATTGCTCGTTGGGGGCAGTCCATGTCAGCGTGTGGGTTGCACTGGTCGAGCCAGTGACGTTGAGACGCCTTATGTTTGAGGACTTATTGGTTACGACGCCTTTGTAGCCCATCTTAGGTCTGCTCCAGTACGCTCAGTGCTACGTCGAGGGACGAGGCGGTGTCCGATTCGACCTTGATGATGTCGCCTGCTTCGAGCACGACCTTGCCTTCGATGAGTTCAAAGGAGGAGCCGGTCGGGATCGGGAGTTCTTTAATGAGGTACACGTCGTCTGCGTTCTCGCCAGTGGTTGAAGCGGTGACGATCTGTACATTGGCTTTGATCTGGCTTGCGGTAATGTTCGCCAGAACTGCGCCGATCATTACCGTTGTGGTTGCGGCGGGGACGGTGTAGACGGTCGTGAGTGTGGTTCCGACAGCCGTGTCGGTCTTGAGTTTGAAAGTGTTTGCCATAGATTTAGCCCAGTGCGATGGCCATCACGACTGGGTCGCCAAGGGCCGTAATTTGCGTGTTGATTTTCGATGCAGACCACAGATCTGTCGTCCCAGTAGCGGCGTCGTCGATCTCTCGGTGCTTGGTGGTGTTGATGATGTGGGTCTGGATTGCGGCGTCTGCGGGTTCGTAAGTTCCGGTGTGGTTGTGGCTTGCAGTGGCGTAGACGCCAGAGTGGTTGTGATCGCCTGCGGCGACCTCGGTGGATGCGGTTCCTACGTCTTTCGTTGCGGCGTTGCCCAAGCCAGAGATGTCAGTGTTGGCCAGGGAGGTGGGGATGTAGGCGGTGGAGCCAGAGACGTATTTGAGGACTTGGCCGTTTGTGGCTGTAGTGCTGGATACGTCGGTCATATCCGTTGTAGCGAACGAGGCGAAGCCAGCGGAGGTTACGAAGGATGAGCCGTCAAAGACCTTCATAGCGTCGTTGGTGGTGTCGTACCAGAGATCGCCGGAGTCTAGGGATGTCGTGGGCGCGCTGGCTTGGACGCGGTATTTTTCAGCGAATGAGTTGACGCCGGTTATGTTTGAGGCCGTGGTGTTGACGTTGGTGATGTCGTTTGCGACGGTCGCCATGTTGGTTACGTTTGCGCTGGTGGCAAGCGTATTCATGTCAGCAACGATGTCTGCGGTCGCAAGGGTGTTCATGTCCGAGACTACGTCCGCAGTTGCCAGTGTGTTCATGTCGGCAACGATGTCTGCCGTGGCTAGAGTGTTCATGTCTGCCACTACGTCTGCGGTGCCGAGTGTGTTCATGTCCGCGACGACATCGGCGGTCGCGAGAGTGTTCATGTCGGCCACTATGTCGGCAGTCGCCAGCGTGTTCATGTCGGAGACCACATCGGCGGTGGCGAGCGTGTTCATGTCTGCGACGATGTCTGCTGTGGCGAGGGTGTTCATATCGGCTACTACGTCGGTAGTGCCGAGGATGGCCATGTCTGCGACGGCGTCGGCAGTGCCGAGGCGTCCAATTTCGGTGGCTTTGCCCGCGACAGTGGTGATGTCGGTGATGTTCGAGGCGACGGTGCCGACATCGGCTTGGGTTGCCCAGTATTTAGAGGAGTAGGATGTGCCGGTTACGGGGCCAGATGTTTTTTCGGCCCAGTCTTGCGCGGTGGAGGCGCTGGACGCGGCATTGGTTTCTGATGTGGCCGCGTCGGTGGCTGATGTGGCGGCGTTGGTTTCTGATGTGGCTGCGTTATTTTCTGATGTGGTTAGGGCGGCGCCATCGATGATTACACCGAAGTCGGTGCTACTTGGGGCGGATCCGCTTGAGGTGTGCGCATTGACCGCCATGTATGTGCTGTTGCTATGGGTAACGATGTCAGTTTCGTTATATGCGGTAGAGGCGGCCCAAGTGCCGCGCTGTACAAACATGTAGGGGTTTGTGACATCCGTCCAGCCAGCGGCGGGGGAAGAGAAGGTTCCGATGCGGACCTGGAATTTTCTGGTGGAGTCGTCAATTCGAAATTCGAATACAGTTGAATCAAACGCGCCAGACGAGTTGAAGATGTCGTCGAGCATGTCGTACATCGTACGAGTGCCTTTCTCGCACGCCTCGAGATAAGTGTCGAGGTTGTGCGATCCGGTCTTGGAAGATTCAAAACGTACTTGTTCTGATTCTGGGCGGGTTTGGGCCATCAGTCATACCATCCTTGTGATTTCATGAAGCTGACAAGTTTCTTTTTGGTAAGGGCGTACTTGTCATCTTCTGGGGAAGGCTCTTTGCCTTCGAGATCTTTAATGCGCTGCTGCATCATTTTTATCTGGACTTCGAGACGGGAGATCTCGCCATACAGGAGATCGACCTGGTGATTCAGTTCGGTGTCGATAATGTTGCGGGCAGCGTCTACAAAATCGCCGACCTTGGGGCCGACGTCTGGTTTTAACGCTTCATAAACGTGATCGCTCATGCGGCCTCCGATATGGGTACGAGGTTGCCTTTGGATACTTCATTTTGAATCTGCTCTTGAGGCTGGACTGTTGCGCCGCGCATCTTTTCCATCATGGCGAGCTCCTGACTGGGGGACATCCCCTGGTTGCGCTCCTCTTCGCTGATGCGGAATTGATCGAGATCTGAGATGCCAAGGGCGCGAATCGCCTCTTCTGCGATCTTGCCCATCTTGTACTCCATGTTGAGACCCGTCTGAGCCATGATCTGGAGCATGTTCATCCAGGTCTCGGCGTTGCGGGTGGGTTCGAGGGGCAGGGTGCCGTCTACGACGAGGTAGTCGACCTTGCCCTGGAGATCGGAAGAAGTGTCGAAGTCGATGTATCCGTCATCCACCATCGTGGATAACTGGCTGGGCATGTTGTACTCGTCGATACGGATTGAGCCCTGGTAGTCCAAAGCATCCTGTATGTTGGACACCATCATCCGTACCATGGGCCGTATCGTGGTGGCAGACATGATTCGAGATAGAACACCAAGACGTTGTGAGCCGAGCTGGGTGAGGCGTTGAATTTCGGTAGCGGTTCGTACGTCTGGTGTGGGTACACCCTGCTGGGCGTCACTGGCTGCGGATACACGCTGCTTGAGCTCAGACAGGGCAGCCATGTCGTTCCAGTAGCCGCGAGTGACGTCTGGGACTTCGGCGATGAATACGCCATCACCGGGCTTCGCGCCAGGGAGGGTGCGGACGACGCCCCAGGGGTTGCGGTCTATGAGATCGGGAACGCTGACTTGAGTGGGGTCAACGAAGATGAGATTGTTTAGTGCTGCTTGGACGTTATCTATACGGGATCTAAGCATCCATGTGGCGATGTCGTGCAGCGGAAGAATTAGATCGTATAGTGATTGGCCATAGGTTTTGTGGGAGTCGTTGTATAGCCCGCCGATGATGACGGGGAACTGTTGGCCGTATGGGTTTAGTTGGAATCTGAGTACGACGTTTTCATCGAGAATTGTGATTAGCAGCCAGATCTGTTCGATTTGTGGTATCCCGATCTCCCATCCAGCCAGGTTTACCCAACACTCGTCTACCGGGCGGGAGTCGCCTAGCTGCCAGGTGGTGTCTGTCTTGTGGGGGTCTTGGGGGTCTATGGATAGACCACGGCCTTCCTCAGCGTGGAATTGGTGTGCTTGCCATCCAACGCGAGGAGATCCGAGTTTGGTTCGGAGGCCGGGGTATCGTTTCAGTTTTGGGTATAGGCCTGATCGTTCCAGACTGTTAAATGTCTGGTACTGGGTGAATACAATGAACTGCATTGAAGCCCAGTCACCCCAGGAAACCCTGGGGTCAGGAAAGACCCGACGTGGGTCAAAGTTGACTATCTTGTTTTGGTTTGACTGACCGTCCCACACTATCTTCGTAGGGGCAAATCCATAACGGATGGAGTCCAATAGCATCTGTGCGATGCGAGCTTCTCCGGCAGTGCGTCTCATCTGTTGATGAAGAACACGCTCCAGTATCATGCCCACCTTTCTTGATTTTCGGTTGAGTCCCTCGAGTTGAAACATCGGGTTTCGGCCAGCGAGAGCCGCCATCATGTAAGTGAGGACGGTATCGGCAATGGCCCTGGTATCAGCGATTACGGCCTTTTCTCTGAACTCGGTCGTATTGGTCGGGACGTAGACGTCGTGCGCACGGTCTGCTTCCGTCCAATGATCGTATCGACGCGAGATGCGCGAATAGGACATATCTACGCAAGATTTGACATAGTCGACGAGCCGTCGCTCTTCTTCGTCTGTCAGGAGATGCGCGATGTCCTGGTAATCGGTTAGGGGCTCAACATACTTGGACAGATCAACAATGATTCTGTCCTCGTTTACTTGTAAATCGTGGTAAGCGGCCATGCAGGGATTGTCCTTCTAGTTTGGCTTGGGGTCGTCCCCTAGTTCACAAACCCCAGCCCTTAAATCGGGGGCGGAAATTAGAGTTGAGTGAATCTCGAAAATCGTGCCAGCGGTTGTTTAATGACTTGGAAACGTCGATATCCCAGTCGACCATGTCTGGTGAGGCATTCTGGCGAGACAGGGAGTCGAGACCGATTGAAAGCGCGTCTACCTGATCGTCGTAAGTGCCAGACGGGAAGGCCAGGGTTTCTTCGATGAAATCGTCGACCCACTTGGCTGTTTTGGGCAGCCATACTCGGCCGCCTTCGATGAAGGGCGTGACTGAGTTGACGCGTGCAACCTTGTCGTTGTTGACCTTGTAGGGAATAACGGAGATGCCGGATTCGCGTTTGAGTTCCTGAATTAAAGACTGGCCAGACGCCTTGTCTTCGATGTAGAGGCCTCGAAGTCCTTTGCCGCGCCAGGTGTTGTTTAGGGAGATGGCGGCTTGTTTCAGCTCGGGGAAGTCGTATCGTTTCCTTATGATGTCGAGGATGTACATGTCGCCGTCATGGGCGAGGCCAATGACGATGAAGGCGGAGTAGTCAGATGTTTCTGTTTTCTTGAACGCGGTGTCTGCCGCAATAACGATGGAGCTGAAGCGTTCGGGTCTTAGATCGTCGTCGTAAAATTTCCACCACTCGGATTTGAGAATGTTTCCACCAGCGATATAGGGGGTCTGCTGATAGAGGGCGGCGAACTCGCGGGGGTTGAGGCGCTCGCGCCTTTTCAGATCTTCCAGGGGGAATCGTTCTGGCCAAAGCGCCTGTTCTATCTGCTTCCTGTAGTAGCGTTTTCGTTTACTGACTGTATGTAGTTTGCCTCGAGGTATATACCGGGGGTCGTCCTCTGGGAGTTCCCAGACGGGACTATCGAAATCTGACTCGATGTTTTTGACAGCGGGGAAATTGATATGGAGCCATCTGCCTTCTTTCCAGTCGTCAGTTTGGATCAGACGGCCAGCGAGATCGTCTGGATGCCAGCGGGTTAGGATGACGATCGTCTTGGGAGGCGCCCCGTTTTCTTCAGGTTGGAGTCGGGTATTGAGTGCTGAGGTGTAGTAGTCCCAGATCTTGTTGCGCATGGTGGCGCTTTCGGCCTCTTCGCGCGCCTTGACCGGGTCATCGACTATCAAGAGGTTGGCGGGGCGGCCAGATGTGGTGCCCCCGATGCCGACTCCGAAATATGCGCCGTATTCAGACGTGCGCCAGACGTCAGCAGCTCGGGAGTCTTGCGACATCTCGAACTGGGGGAATGCCTGGGAGATCCAAAACTCCTGAACCACGTTTCGGACCTGGCGGCCGAAGTCTGTGGAGAGCTGAGAGTTGTACGAGCAGCTCATGACGTATCGTCTGGGATTCTTCAGGATGTAATAAGCAGGGAAATACATCGTTGAGAAGGTGCTCTTCGCGAAACGGGGGGGCATATTGATCAAGATGTTGTTGATCGGGTCGCCCTTGAAGTTGTCCGGGTGAAGTTTTGACGGATGTTCGGGCCGTCTGATGGTCATCTTGTTTGTGAACCCGGACTTGAGTTCACCCCTCTCGAGTAGATCGAGCGCTGTGATGAGTTTTATCTGGAACTCTGGTATTTCCCATGTGGGATGCAGCGTCCGTACGAAGCCCTCAAACGACTCCTCAGCGTTTTTAAGTTTCAGAAGGTGCTGAGCCGCGGCCTTCTTTGAGACGGCTGTCACGAGCCTTCCATGGCGTTGAGGATGCGGGAATATTTGATCTCCTTGGCTACGTGACGGTCGTGGATCTCGTTCTGCATGATCCGCATCAGGTGGTCAAGAACTGCGGCTTGCCGCTTCTCCGGCGCTACAGAGTCGAGATCAAGCTGACTCATCGCTTTCGCGAAATCTTCTAAAGAAATATTAGAAGTTAGTCGGTCTTTTTCGTGGTTCTTTACCAGATCGTCTTCAATCGTTTCTTCCATGATTTGTCTCCTTTATCAGACAGGGTTTGAAATTTGGTGCGATTAGTCGTGGGGGTAGGGAGTCGCCATCATTCGCGCGTGCGCAGGCGGACGCGGGGATGCCCCGCCCCCCCTCCGGCCTCACACGCGCGCAGGCGCGGCGCGGTTTCCAAAGGAAACATAGGTCAGGTGGCTGAGACCGGAGGATTCCCCGATGGCTCACAACGGAGACTCACATGAGCACACACACTTTGGACACCATCAGCCCTGAGATCACGTTCCGCAACGGGCAAACGACGACCGTGGGCAAGCGCAACGTGCGTTGGTTCAACGGCACGCTTTGCGTGAGCGCGTCGGGCAAGTTGTGGCCGATCACGGTCACGGGCCCGCGTGCGGCGACGGTCGACAAGGCGGGCGCGTGCCTGCACGACTTCGGCTCGTCAAAAGCCGCGATGGGCAAGGTCGAGGGCGTGCCCGGCGCGCAGGATCTCGCACCGGTCGCGACGCTCGCGAGCCTGGGCGTGGATCGCCCCGCCAAGGGTGAGGCGCGCACGAGCAAGGCTGCCGAGATCGCAGCGTTGCAGGCGCAGGTCGCGGAGCTCACGCAGATCGTGGCCGCGTTCACCTCGCACAAGTCGTAACCGCTGACATTCGTGCGCCCCTTCGGGGGCGCGCGTTTTTTTTTGGCTTTTTTTCCTACGCATAGGCCCGTCTGAACATGATAACGACACAAATTTGGTCACAACGACACGTAAGTCATTGTTTCTTTGTCTTACGCGCTCCCCTAACAAGGGCATCGTCATCGTCGACGCGCTCTATTGTGTCAACAATCTCGCCATCAAGGGCATCGTTGCCCGACGCGATGGCTTCTAACTCCTCGCGCGTCAGTTCGTTGATCGTACGCGTCGTGATGTCCACCGTGCTGTGTGATTGCGACAGGTCTGGTACGACCTTCGCAAGCAACGTACGGAATAACGTCACTTGTTGGTTGCTCCACGTACGCTCTCCGCGAGCTGCTTCGACGGCTTGTGGCATCAGATCCCTCACATGGGTCGCTATTTGGCCACGTATGCGCGCGATTTGGCGTGGGCTCAGTGCGACCGCGTCAGTGATCGGTTTACGAACTTCGGCAGTCATATCAACTGTCTTATACGCCAAACGTGGCGCAAGGGTCGTCCCCTTGTGCGGGCGGGACTTTTCTCTTTGTGCGGGTTCTTCCAAAGGAAGAGTAGGACAACTGGCCGGAACCAAAGGGGTTCCACTTTGAATTTCCTATGGGATTTTTACGGAGAACGTTTATGAAAATGATCCTTGATGTAGACCCCACCGTTAATGACTGGCGCCACGAGGGTGACGCTACGTTGTCTGACGGCTCGACGATTGAAGGCCATTACGTCGAGTTTTACCTGGCATACGTGGCCTCCTTTGGCGACGTCTGCCCCATGTCGGACGACGGATGGTTCATGTTTCCCGATGGGGTGCAAATGCGAGAGGAAAAGTTGATCGAGGCTTGCGCTTCGATTGATTACGAAATTCGCAACGGCGACCACGTTATGT